TTATCCCTCACATGCGATACATTCTGTATCTTCTAAATTTATTCTAGGTACTTTAACATTTACATTCTCTACTGTACGAGCAGCATTAGAACGGAAATAGTAAAGCGATTTAAGTTTGTTCATACCATACCAGTGAACATCATTTACGTACTGCATGTATTCATCATGTACTTCTTGAGGTTCAGTTGCTTTAGGTAAAGTAAAGAACAGGTTGACGGACTGTGCTTGACACACAAACTCCTGTCGTTTTGCAGCATGTTCAACAATCCATATTTGATTTATCTCATTAGCTGTTTTAAATATTTCTTTCTCATCATCAGTAAGAACATCTAGGTGTTGGACTGAACCATCACTACCAGATATATCTTTCCAAATGTTTTCTAACTCTTGTGCTTTTAATCCTTTAGTCTTTAAAATCTTTTCTAAGTATTTATTTTTAACTTGGTAACTGCCGGATAAAGTCTTGTGAGTATAGCAGTTAGCCCTGTAAGGCTCAATGCTAGGAGAAGTCCCACTACAAATGATACCACTACTAGCATTAGGAGCAATAGCAAGGAGATTAGCATTCCGCTTACCACTGCCATGGATATCAGGAGCCTCACCCCTTTCAATAGCCAACTCTCTAGTTGCTTCTTTCGCCTTTCCTTTAATATAAGTGAATGCCTTATAGTTAAACCCAGTTGCGTAAATACCTTCAAAAGGAAGTGACCTAGATTGAAGATAAGCATGGAAACCCATAGCACCAAGACCGAGACTCCTTTCTCTATACGCTGAGTAGGCACTCTTGGTAAAGCCTTCTTTACCTTTCTTAACATATTTTTGAAAGCGTTTAAAATTCGCACTGTATTCTCCTAACTGTGTTGTGTCTATTGCATTGTCAATATAGTGTTGAAGTATATTATCAAGCATGGTTATTAAATCTTGTATAAAGTTATCGTCCTTTGACCACTCATCAAAGTATTCTAAGTTTACAGATGATAAACAACATACTGCTGTTCTCTCTTCATCCGTTGGTAAAGTAATCTCAGAACATAAATTACTTTGTCTTATCTTTAATCCTAAATCTTTTTGTGATTTAGATAAAGCTTCATTACATGTATCAATATTAACCATGTAAGGTTCACCTGTTTCTGCTCTGGCATTTATTATCTGCCACCATAAATCTCTAGCGTTGATAGTCTTAACAGCTTCGTTAGTCTTAGGGTCAATCAATCTCCAGTCTTCATCTTTTTCTACAGCTTGTAAGAAAGCATTAGTAATGTTGACACCATTGTGAAGATTAAGATTCTTTCTGTTTATATCTCCACCTGATTCTTTTCTCATGTTAATAAACTCTTCAATCTCCGGATGACTTATATCCATGTAAGCTGCATAAGAACCACGTCTTGTAGTGCCTTGATTGAAAGCTAACATCTGAGAATCAACTACGTGCATGAAAGGAATTGAACCAGTAGAACGACTGCCATGAGTAGTAGATATACCGTTACTTCTAATGTCTCCCCAATATCCACCGATACCGCCACCCGAACTCGCCAACCATATATTCTCATCATAGTGAGCTGATAAACCATTCCTACTGTCAGGAACATAATTAAGAAAACAACTGATAGGAAGCCCACGAGTTGTTCCTCCGTTACTAAGTATAGGAGTGCTAAACATGAACCACCTATGGGAACTGTACTCATAAAGTCTTTGAGCCAATTCAAAATCTGTCTCGCCTTTAAAAGTTGCTCCGAAGACTGAGGCTCTTGCGAATGCTTCTTGGGCATGTGTTTCTCCTTCCCAAAGATATCTATCTCTGAGTGTATCTAAACTAAACTTATCAAATGTTTTTTCTCTGTCGTAATCTATCTCTATACCTAGGTAGGGTTTCTTTCCTATCTTATCTTCAACCATTGTCTTGTTCCTTGTTGTTTACGTGTATTGCTATTATAGCATAGTGTATTATTTTATACAGGTCTAAATTGTTTTTACCGTTCTTTTTTCCAAACCTCATAGCATACTTCATAATGTTTCCAAGACAAAATCCTTCTCCATATCCAGAATCAATTATCATATCTGTTGCTTGATACTTACCATTAGCATAGTGTTGGTCGTATGTATTACCTACATAAGCTTTTACTTCATTTAATATTTTATCTTCGTTAAACTTATAGTTCATCATTTCTCCAATCATCCGGTAGTGTATCTTCACTATACCATCTAAAGTTATTTGTCTCTGCCCATTCAGCATGAGTTCTTTTTGTTTTATTTTTTCTTACCTTTGCACCCGGCATTGGAGAGAAAGGTTTCTGAAATAAAAATACTAACTCATAGTTATCAGGTATAGCTTCTCGTATATGTATGTACTTACTATACTCTGCATAGTCCCAGAACCTACCTTTAGCTTCTAGTAAAATTGTTTTACCATCTATAACCTTTACAAAATCAGGTTCGTATTTATGCTTAACAACATAATTAATATTATCCCAATGATGTTTCCATTCTTGTAGCACAGTCTCATGTAGCGTTGCTTCCCATAAACTGTCATACCCTTTAGGTACACCAACCTTCTTTGGTCTTGGTTTTCTTGGTACTCTTTTAGACATCTAACTCTTCTAAATGAAAGTTAGGATTTTGTTTTACTTTCTTATAAAACCATCTAAGACTATAAGCACTTAACATAAATTTATTATTAGCAAAGATATGTGTTTGCTCTGGTAAAAACTCATGTAAGTTTTTCTTGTTAATCTTTTTAGTATCTTCTCCTTCAGGAACCATAGTCCTTATCCAATCAATAAGTAATCCTTCAGCTTTACGTCTTAATAATTTTGATTTCTTACCACTCATATATTCTTTACCTCTATAACATTAGGAACTTTAGGTACTTGAGTTAGGTATCTATAACCTGTTGAATATTTAAACACTCTTAAACCTTGTCCATCGTTAGCATCTTTATGACAATCAAACTTAAACCTACACCAAGTACAACCTTTTGCAAGTTTCATGTTACCAGACTTTCCATCTGGTTCATCATCATAACATTTATCAGGAGGTGTTGCTAACTTAACAGCCTTTTTAATATCAGTTATTTTCTTTTTGATATTAGGCTTATCAAAATTATCAGGCTTGAACATAGCTAACTCTCCTGACTCTTTATTAAGAGCAAGAAAACCACCATGAGTAGTTCCTTCTGCTGATTCGTATCCTGCAAGTTGAGCCATGTATCCGAATGGGTCATCCTCTGCTAGAGTACCATCTTTAAATTTCTTAAAGGCATAGCTTGAAGCAGTCTTTACATCAACAACTTCTCCATCAATAACACAGTCCATGTGTCCTTTGATTCCAGAAACTTTTATTTCTTTTTGTTCGCTAGTAACTTCATGCCCAGATAACTTAACAAGAAATAAAACTATTTCTTCAAGCAAGTGTCCGTATAAGAACTTAATAAATGTAGGTGGAGATATGACTTCTGTATTATCAGAATCAGAGTTCATCTCATACCATAACTGTCTAGGTTGTTTGCCTATGTTAGACATACGTAAGGCAGGTTTACCTCTTGGACTAGGATGAGACCAGTCGTATAGAATCTGTTTCATAGACTCTCCAAACTGCTCTATTGTGTCTTCATCTATGTTAAGATGTTCGCCTTTTCCTAATGCCGACAATTCATTATATATATCTTCTACTAATGTGTCAAGTGTTTTCTTATTTTTTTTCATCTTCAGTTTCCTTAAATGCTTTGATTACATCTGATGAGAATAATTTCTGAAGATTAACTAAGAACATTCTACTAGCGTTATGGTCTCCACCACATACAGTTTTAAAACTATCAAGGTCATCAACAATAGTTCTAAGTACATCTGTTTTAAATACAAGAGTACAGAACTCGTTATCTCCTACACATAAATTATGAAACCAATAGTCTGATTCCGTTGCTCTAATTCCTGATGGTTTATTCCAAGACTCATACTCTATACATATGTTACCTGTCTTCATCCACATACCCTTCTCTGATTTAACTTCTATCTTCTTACCAGTAAGCATATCTTTTATTTTATCTTCTCTTATCTCTCCATACTCTAGGTCAATATCAAATTTCTTTCTGTCTTCTTTAGTGGGTTTCACTCCAGTTATCTCCTATCTTGTATTCGCCATCCAACGGACAACGAAGATTAAAATGTGTTCCTGCTTTTATTATACTATCTACTGCAAAGTTCCCTATAAAATCAGCTTTATCTTTTGGTACTTCTATCTGCCACTCATCATGTATGTTAGCTACGAATTTATAATCCATTGCATTTAATCTTAACACATCATCTAACATAACCAATGCTTGTTTCATTACGATAGCACCTGCACCTTGTAGTAAAGTATTCAATGCTGAATGTTGATTACGAACATACAGCTTCCTACCATCTAATCCTTTGAGGTAATTTTTTGCTGATGCTCTTTGTACCCTGTCTCTAAGAGACTTAAATGTAGGCTTATTATCAAAGAAATATTGTCTAGCTCTCTTACCATCTGCTGTATTTCCTCCGACCACGCTACCAAGTTTTTCATCTCCTGCTCCGTACATAAGTGCATAGATGAATGTCTTTGCTTTATCTCTAGATTCAAGGTTTGCAAGTTGTTGATTAGCGGTGTGTATGTCTCCATTGAGAATTTCATTTGTGTACTCCTCGTCATTCATGTAATGAGCTAACATTCTAATCTCAAGACCAGAAGCATCAACTCCGATTAAAACATTACCTTCTTCTACAGTCCAACATGCTCTACATTCTTTACCATAAGGACTATAGACTGCCGGTAC